TTTTCCGACGAGAAAAAGGAATACGACAAAGACGCCAAGAAGTGGGTTGTTGTCGTGCCGGCACGCATTGTTGGCTTTGACCAGGCAAAGGCGGCAGAGGCGCTGGTGATCGAGGGCACGCGGCGCGGGATCTTCGACCCGGCCGGACGGATGCGCGGGCGTGGAGCTCACCGGGTGGGCGAGCATGGCCTGGCGCTGCATTGCGGCGACAAGGTTCTGGTTTCGGTGCACAAGGCCAATGGATCTATCAAAGGCTGGCATTGGACAGAGCCCGGCCTTTACAGCGATATGGTCTATCCGGCTTCCGCACCGATACCGCGCCCCTGGCATGATGAAGTGGACACGCGGCCGGGCGAAAAGCTGCTGGCGCTGCTGCGCACCTGGAACTGGAAGCGGCCGCTGCTCGATGCGCGGTTCGCGCTGGGCTTTGCCACGCTCGCGCCATTCGGGGGGGCGGCGCATTGGCGCAGCAATATCTGGATCACTGGCGGGCGCGGCACCGGCAAGAGCGCACTTAACGGCCCGGACGGTGTTTATGCCGGGCTGTTTGGCACGGGTATGTTTCGCACCGGCAATGCCAGCAGCGCGGCAATCCGCCAGAGCCTGAAAAACTCGACGGTTCCGGTGATCCTCGACGAGGCCGAGGCGAGCGAGGATAATCGGCGGATCCATGAAGTGGTGGAGCTGGCGCGCGTCTCGAGCTCGGGCGATGTGATGCATCGCGGCGGGCAGGATCACACGGCGCACGAATTCACGCTGCGCAGCTGCTTCATGTTCTCGAGCATATCGATACCGCCGATGCAGCCGCAGGATCGCAGCCGTCTCGCAATCCTCGAGCTCAAGCCGCTGGCTAAGGATGCGCCTAAGCTAGATCTGCCCGGGCGCGGATTGCCAGCGATCGGCCGCGCGCTCTCGCGCCGCATGGTCGACAACTGGCACCGCTTCGAAGCGACGAAAAACAAGTTTCACGATGGGCTGGCGCTGGTCGGCCATGACAGCCGCGCCTGCGACCAGTTTGCCGGGCTGCTCGCCGCGGCTGATATCGCCCTGAACGATTGGGACACAGCCGACGGCCTGCCCGACGAAGAAGAAATTGATATCTGGGTTAGCCAGTGCCGGCCGGATCGCATGGCCGAGGTTAACGAGGCGCAGGCCGAAGAAGAGGCCTGCATGGCGCATATCACCACGTCGATCGTGCAGGCGCGTGGCGGTGATGAACGCGAGGCGCTGGGCAGCTGGATCGGCATGGCCTTTGATGCTGTGGCGCGGCCGCTGCTGACCGATGCCGATACGCGCGGCAAGTATGCGCGCCGCCTGCAGGAAATCGGCCTGAAACTAGTTGAACCGACGCGCACCGAAAAAGGCGCATGGGGCGCAAAGGCCTATGGCGACGATTTAGAGGTTCCTGCCTATCTGGCAGTCGCTTCGACGCACCAGGGGCTGGCCGGGATCTTTGGCGGGACCAAGTGGCAGGGCGGTGTCTGGCGGCAGAGCCTGGCACGCACCGAGGGCGCGATTGACGGTGCCAAGCTGAAATTTGGCCATGCCAGCCTTCGCGCTGTGCTGGTGCCGCTCTATGCCGTGCTCGATGATAGCGAGCTGAATGCAGCAAGCCGGAAAGATGCGGCGCTCGCCTGGGTGAAGGCGCAGCTGGATCCAAGCGAGGCGGCCGCATGAAAAAGGGCCGAGACCTTGCGGCCCCGGCCCTTGGCTGTGTGGGGGGATTGCGGCTAGAGCGCGAGCTCGGGCTGGCGCACCGCATCAAACAGGCCGAGGCCGTCAATGTCATCGGTGCGACCGGCAACGGGGCGCATGGGACTTGCGGCGCGCAGCTGCACCAGCTGCTGATCGCGGGTGATCTCTGCAGCCTCGACGGGTTCGGCCTCGAGCTCTTCGACGGTCTCGCCGCCCTTGGGATCGCCTGCGTTCTCGAGAACGCGATCGGCGGCGGCCTGGGCAAGGCTGGCAGCTTTGAAAATGGCGCGCTTGTCACCCTGCAGCACCTCGAGCCAGTGCGACAGATAGGCGGCGTGGTTGTCGATGTGCTCGCCGACGATGCCAAGGCGTGCGCCGATGAAGGCCGCGCCGATCTCTGCGACCAGTTCCTCGAATGCGTAATCGTTGGATCCGAAGCGGCCGCGCATGTTGCGATCAAGGCGCGCCTTGTGGCCGGTCCAGTGGCACAGCTCGTGCGCCATGGTGGCAAGGAAGCCGCCGACGCTCTCGAAGCGGCAGAATTCCGGCATGTTCACCAGATCAGGGCCGGGCGCATAGAAGGCCTTATCGCCGCTTTCGCGGATGGTTGCGCCGCAGCTGCGCAGCGCGGCCTCGGCCTGGTGATCGCGCTCGAGCTGGTTGGCGGCCACAAATGGCGCGGGGTAGTATTCAGCGGGCAGGCCATCGATCTGCTCGACGTTGAAAACGCTGTACGTGCGCAGCATGGGAACCTTGGTGGCGACCTCTTCGCCGGTTTGCTGATCGATCGCGGTGCGATCCAGTGCCTTGAAGAAAACGATGCGGGTGGACTTCTCGCCCTTGCGGACAGCGCCGCCGAGCTCGAGCGCTTGCTTGAAGGTCATCCAGCGATCGGCGGTGAAGCCGCGATCGCCTGCAGCCTGCCACAGGAGCAGCACGTTGATGCCGCGATAGTAATCGCCATTCGCGCGGCGCGGCATCGGTCCGAAGGCGCTGGCGCCATTGCGCTGCCATTCGCAGCGCCAGGGGCGCGTGCCTGCCTCAAGCTGCGTGATGATCGCGGCGGTGACTTCCTGATAGGTGTCAAACTTGGTCATTGTGCTGGCCTTTCTGCCAAAGGGCCGGACTATTCCAGCGCCTTGTCTATGTCTTATAATTCGGACATTTTGATACTATCAAGCGATTATTTAAACGCGCGTATGCATGGCGGATTTGCTGCGGTTCAAGTGGCAGCTAGCACTTATCCACAAAAGCCGACTTGCGATCGCAGCGGCCGCAAAGCGGGCGCGGTGCGCGATCGCTCTTTCCTCTCTCCCCGACCCGCTCGGAGCTTGTCGCCTGGTGCGCTTATCGCGCCTCTCTTTTTGCGTCCATTGACCCCGGCCCTTTGGTCTGCCATGATCTTGGCAAGTCAATTCTCGGTGACCTGCGGGGCAGGGGGCGCGGTTCCAAGTGGAACCAAGCTGGAACCGGTTTGGAACTCACAACATTCTGATTTCTTTGCGATTTCTTCGCGGTTCCAGCGGTTCCACGTCTGGGCCTCACGTGATGCGCGTGAGGGCGTACGTGTGCACAGTCGCGCGTATACATGTGCGCGTGAGGCTGGAACCTTGGAACCATGTCTAACTATGGTTATATATCATAGGGTTAATGGTTCCAGAGCGGTTCCAGAGCGGTTCCACCTTGGAACCGGTGGCGCGCAAATCGCCGAGAATGGCGGAAGTCTGCCGTTTTCGATTAAAATAGGCTGTCGATATTGGCTCGATCTCGCCCTGGTGCCGTCCAGCACCGTGAAGCGGGGGAGGGTGGAGCAAACTTTCGGGCTCGGCGCGCAGATCGGCGACCTCGAGGTGCTCGAGCAGCTGCTTGACCAGGTGGCAGGGCGGATTGGCGAGAATGGCGGATTTCTGCCGTTCTTGATCGGTGCGCGCGGCCATGTTGGAAGGGTGATGTTGGAAGGGTGGCTGCAAGGCCTTGGTTTTGCGCGGTTTGTTGGCCTCTCGCCTCTGCCTGTCAGGCTGGCGCGACTGGCAGGGCACCAGGCATCGATCGGCCTCGAGGCCCCCCCAGTGCCCCCATTCGGGTCGGCGCCCTGCTCGACCACGATCGCGCCCGAGGGATCCAGAATTTTGACCAGATCGCCCTCGATCAATGCTGGCACGAAGCGGCGGAGCCTCGCCGGAGACGGCCAAACGATGAGCCACAGCAACGGGTCGGGGTGGAAGTCCACCCGGTCGCACCGTGCTTTGCACAGAGGGGTCGGGGGAAGGGCTGCTGCCTGCTGCCTGCCGTGGCGGGGAGTGGGCTGCGTCGAGGCGCACAGGGATAATGGGAGGGTGGCCCATGTCAACTGACCATAACCCGCTTGTGGATAACGGCGAGCATGGCGACGGTGGGCTGGGAACGGCAACCGGGATCCGGCAGGCGATAGCCGAGGCCGGGCCGCTACTGCCGCTGCGCGATGCCGAGCAGCTCGAGCTGCTGCGTGAAGAGAGCGGCAACGCGACGACTTCAAGCAGCCATGTCAGCCTTGCTCCGCGCGGCCGGGGCAGGCCGCAGGGTGCGCGCAACCGGCAAACGCAGGAAGTGCGAAGCTATCTGCTGTCGCGCTATGCCCATCCGTTGGAATTTCTAAGCCAGGTGTTCTCGCGGCCGACAGACGCGCTCGCAGCCGAGCTGGGCTGCTCGAAGAAGGAAGCAGCGTTCCTGCAGGTGCGGGCAGCGGCTGAGGTTGCACCATTTGTCGAAGGCAAAATGCCGGTGGCAATCGATCTGGCGGTGCGCGGCGACATGACGCTGATCATTCCGGGCGTGAATATCAGCCAGGCCGAGGCTGATATGGCGGCTAACGGTGATTTCATCCCCTACGGCGAATATTCCGATGTCGGGGAAACCGGACAATGAACGCGCCCATCGCCAAAGCACGCGAGCTCAAGCGGATTGGTCCGGTGGCCGATGGCTACATCGGATCCCGCGCGTTCATCAAAGGGATCATGGGCCCGGTCGGATCGGGCAAGACGATTGCCAGCGGGCAGGCGTTCCTGCAGCTGGCGAAAAAGCAAGGCGGCGTGATCGGCCGCGACGGCGTGCTGGTACGCCGCAGCCGCTTTGCCATTATCCGCGATACCTATCCGAACCTTGATCGCAACACGATCCCGTCGTGGTTCAAGATCATCCCGCGCCACGTCGGCCAATTCATCAATTCGAGCCCGCGCGTGCATCGCTTTGCCTTCGTGCTCAAGCGTGACGGCCATATTCTCGACCAGTCGGCTCCGGTGCTCGAGATCTGCGAGATTGAAATGGAGTTCCGGGCGATCGGCGATCAGTCGGTTGAGGATGCGCTGCGCGGCCTCGAGGTGACGGCGGCGCTGGTCAATGAGGCTGACCGTACCCATCCCGATATCCTGACATTTCTCGCGGGCCGCGTCGGCCGTTTCGGTGATCTGGATCCCGGCCTGGTCGTCGATCCGCAGATCATGCTCGATCTCAACGGCAACGACGACGAAAACTGGACGCACAAGGTGCTGGTGGAAGAGCGGTTGCCGCAGGAAATGCTCGATGCGCTAATGGCGGTTTCAGATGGTCGGCCGCTAATCGAATATTTTGAGCAGCCGGAAGCGGTAAACGAATTCGGTGTGCTCAATCCGCGCGCGGAAAACGTCGAAAATCTGCCGCCGGGTTACTATGAGCGGCAATATGCCTTCGCCAAATCGCGCGGGAACCTGACCTATATCAACCGCATGCTGCGCAGCAAGTTCACGCCGCAGCAAGACGGCCGCTCGGTGTTCCCTGAATACATCGATGATATCCATTGCGCCGAATTCGAAGCGATATCCGGCATTCCGCTGCTGATCATGGCTGACCAGGGCCTGATCGGTGCGGTGCTGGTCGGCCAGCTGGTCAAGGGACAGCTGCGGATCCTTGAAGAGATCTCGGCGGTGTTTGAAACCGAGGATGATCAGATCGAAATGGTGCAAATGGGCGGCGAAACGCTCGGCCGGCAGGTGCGCGATCTGCTGGCAACCAAGTATCCGGGTTTCCTGATCGGCGACGCGGTGTGTGATCCTGCCGGGGCGGCCGGTGAGGATGCGATCAACT